TCATAAATCAACCCCTTTATCATTTCTAACTAAAAACATTCTTTTGCAATTATCCTCTAAAATAATTTCTACACGATAATCGCCATTAGCTTCTATATTCCTAGCCAACAAACATTCAGCCAAACTATGAATATCTATTTCTATTCTGCCTTCCGAATCTTTCCTATTTAAATTCATTTCAATTTCCTCCAAACGAAAAAGCAAAAATCTATAAACAAAGCAAAGCCCAAGCCAAAGAAAAAAAACATCGCTTTTTCCTCATTGGTTAAAAAACTTTTGGCAGAATACAAACCGAATTTAAAGCCCGAATAATACGCCAAAGTATCACGCAAAGGGTAAAGAGGAACAACATCTATACAACTCATAACATATCCTCATCAAGCAAAATAAAACTCGCTGGTATAATACGCCGCCGAAGGAATTTTTCCAACTTTGGGTGATGCTTGTGCAGCCTGTTCAATTCGCTGGCTTTTATCTGTATTATCTGACAAAGCGAATATCTGACAACTTCCCTAAACAATACCAATTCTTCAACCAATTTCATTTAAACCTCTCCGCAAAAGAAAAAGCATTTGCCGAACAACGCCCAAAAAGTAATAGAGATTTTTCATTTTTTATTTTCTCCAAAAAAGCCAAACAATGAAAGCCAAATTCAAAAAAGACATAATCATATTTTTTTCACTCCAAAGAAACAAATATTTCTGTTTGAATTAAACCACAACCCAAATCAAAACCCCAATTCCAAAACAAACGCACAGATACTTTGCACTCTTTGCGAACCTGCATTAAAACCTGCGTTCCGCCGAACAAATAAACGTCTAAATCCCTGTTATTTGCCGTAACGGTTAATTGCTTGCCTTCTATCTGCAAACCCTGTAATTTGTCCTTGTAAGAAGATGTCTGAGTGCCATTCTCGGCAGTCTGCGTAGTCGTCAAATCTTTGACGGTAGAGCCATATTTCAAATAACCATCACTAAAATCACCAACGTAATAATCGCTGATATAACTAGCCCCTATTTTTTTGTAGTTTAAATCAAATTCGGTTATTTGTATCAAAACTTTAACGCTATACAAATAACTAGACGGCTTCAATGGCAATGTATCTATTCTAATGCTGTCTTTCATAAAAACATCTTTATCCGTTTCAACGCCTTGATTATGCGTAATAACCCTGCGAGCCAATTCCAATTCGTCTAAATCCACTCTTTGCACTTTCCAAAAAACACTACTGCTATCTATTACGGGAACACTCTTTTTCTTCTCAACGCAAGAAATTTTCTTTGTGCCTAAATTGCAAGAATAGTTTTTCTCAAACGCAAACGCCCTTAATTGTGCCTCTAAATACGTTTTGCTCTCACTGCTATAAAAAGGAACTATGATAGGGTAAGACATAGCCGCAGGCGGTAAATCAACCTCGCAGGAATAAACCTCGCAATAACGCGAAGCAAGTTCACCCAAACTGGTGTAATTCATTTCTACCAATGGTCTTTCAGTAGTGACAGCAAACGCCACCGCCCCGCCGCAGATTGCGGCTGGGGCTAGGGTAAGGCATAAAATTATTTTTTGCAGTCTTTGCCAAAGCATATTTTGCCCTCTTTAATTTCTAAATCTTTTTGTGTTTGAGGCTTTGCCACTTGTTCCACTTTCTTTGCTTCCTTTGTTTTATCCCCCATAAATCCTTTGCTTAATTTGTTGGAAGCGAAAATAAAGAAAAGCAGAACGAAAAAAACCAAAATCAGCTTTTTAGGAAAAACAAATTTTGTATGCTCTATCTTTATATTTTCCTCTACACTTCTAAAGCATTTGAATATCCTCAAATCGTAAGTAAATACAGAAGTGGCAAGCGGTGAGCGGTCTGTATTGGCACTCTCATAAATATGAAGCTTTGCCGTTTTCTTGGCTCCCACATAGCCCATATTGGTAATTCTGATTACTTGGCTAGCAAGCCGCCTAAACGTTATATCAACGCTATCTATGCTTTGCGTAACAGCAACCACAGTATAACCATAGTGCCTGTGCTCGGTTAGAAAAGGAATTACATCACGATTAGCGGTTTCTTTGAAATCCCTGCTATTAAAATAGTTCTGCGTTTCGTCCAAAATCAAAAGGGAATTATGGGCACTATCAAGGCTTAACATTTTTTGACATTCGTATTGTTTCGCAGGGTCAACAAACGTAACGTTGTCTATATTGTCGTGGTCTATTTCGTAAAGAGCACACATATTGACAAGGTTCAAACCCGATATATTCGTATATATCTTTTTGCCCTTTCGGAAAGCTGGCAAAAAATATTTCTGCATTACATAGGTAGTTTTGCCACTACCAGGAACACCCTCAATTAAGTAAATCATAACGACCCCCCGATTTTATATATTTTGGGTATGAATGAAGGCGAAGAAGTGAAAAAAGGATTTTTAAGGGCAGTAGGTTGCTTTATATTCATATTAGTTATTCTTGCATTTTTGACCTGCGAAATGAAACAATGTGCCAGTGAATTAAACGACCCTAATTCCAAATTAAATAAACAAATTGAAAAAGATTTAGATAAAACTATGAAGGAAACTAATAAAAAAATAGACTCCATAGTTAAAAGAAATACAAAAGCATTAGATTCTACTATGAAGGAAACTTTTAAAAAGAAATAATAAAACATAATTATCTCCGTAAAAAACGTAAAGTTAGACTAATAGTAATGCAAATGAGTGCGGTAGAAAATAAAAGACTTAACGCCCCACCCAAACCAACAGCTAACGCAAGCTCGGTAAAACAAGGGGGCAAAGAAGCCCAACCCCCAAGCAATTGAAGCAATGCAGAAAAATCTATTAAACCGAAAAGAAAATCTAGAAGCGGTGGTAAAACTAAAAGTATAATTTGAGCAAAAACCAAAGCGAAAATCTGTAAAAGGGAATATCCAAAATAATTCAAAATAACTTTAACTAAAAAAAGTATAGCCCCAATAAACAACATCATTAAAGGCTTTGCAATTATTAACTCAAACCAAGAAGTTAAAGGTTTAAAAAGTTTAAGCAAAAACCGAAATATAGTGCCACCAAAAAGCCAAATAAAAGTAATTATTTTTTGAAGCCTTACAGACCCCCACTTATTCAAAAACCTCATAAACAAATGCCAAATTTCTCTCCAAGAAAGTGTAAAAAGAAACGCAAGTTTTTTAAAAAAAGTTTTCAAAAGAGGAAAAAGAACCTTAGGAGCTAAAAAACTAGCCAACCAAATAGCAAAACGAACCAAAAAAGCTGGCATTAGTTACCCCCTCGCAAAGTTGCTAGAATCATACCCATAGCCATAACAGCGACAATAACCATAATTATACGCCGAATAACATTTATATTTTCACAAATAATTTTAGTATCTACCATAGAGCCAACTGTAACCTTTCCTTTCATAACACCGAAAGAAAGACCTCTAAACTCGGCTTCTAAACAATTACAAGCACCTTCGCCTTTAGGTAACGCCTTACGGACGGGTTCCATAGCTTTTTCTACTGCAGCTTTTATTTCCTCAGCCATTTCTTTATATGTTAAAAGTAATTTTTCCTTTGTTTTATCAACTATTTGCGTGGTGTCGGGTAATAAACTATCTAACTGCTTTTTAAACTTATCCGCTATATTTGTATCTAATTGCGTTTCTATTTTCAAACTATCATTTAACAAACTGTCTAAACTGGGAAATTTCAAACTATCTAAATCGTCAACTACAATGTTAGTGTCTAATTCAGGCTTTTCAATTTCAAAATCAAAATCAGGGTCTGGTATTTCGGGGTCTTCCTGTGGGTCAAACAAATCAACAACGAAATCTTTAAAATCCACTATCTTATCGTATATTTTCTGCAAAAGAGGCAAAGGGTTAGGGGGCGTAGGAACATTCTGCCTTATGACACCTTCTAACATTTCCTTCCACGACCGCAATTGAGAGTTAAAATCACCATTGCCACTACTGCTACTACCACCACCGCCACCACCACCACCGCCATAAACCCAAACCGTATCAGGGTCACGGTTAGGGTCACGAGGCCAAGGGCCCGTAACCTTAACGGGTGGGTCGTTAGGACTAATTTCACTACAAAAAACTAAATAACCTTCTTCGTCAGTTTCACAGCCTAATTGCTCCATAGTTTGATTACCGGGAACAAATATACCCGGAGTATAACCGTCGCCCCAACCCTCATCAACAATATCTCCAAACTCGTTAATAGAAACGGCTACGTTTAATTGCTCGTTCAAAACAGGGTCAACCCAAGGTATCCAACTATCGGGCAATTGAGAAGCAGGAATTACGGTTTTAGGGCAATTAGAAGGAAGTTTGAATAATTCATAACGCGGAGGGTTAGCATGAACACCTGTAAAATAAGCACTATCTATTGTGGCGATTTGTTCGATAGTGCAAGAAGGCGAGGTAGGGGGCGTAGGACTATCTATAGTCAAATTGAAGCCAGCAATAACAGACACGATAGCAGTGCCACTGCCTCTGCCACAATTACTAAGGTAAGAAGTAGAGCTAACAGCATAAGAATTACTAGTATTTGAACTGGTCGCAGAACATGAAGCAGGAGGGTCGCCATGTTCCTCACAAAACGGGCTGCCCGGAAGGTAAGAACCGCTATAACAAGAGGGGCAACCAGAGCCAGAAGGGACTTGCACATTATTGCAATAATAATCGTTAGAATAACACCAGCATTCTTCGTGGCGGGTATCGTCAGATACAAAAGAAGCGTTTACAGTAATATTGCCAGCGAAAGAAATAACAGAAGCACCTGCAGGCAAAGAAATAGAAAAAACACAATCACCACCGGGATTGGTAATGAGCAAAGAATAAGAAGCATCTTGCCAAGCATAAAACATTTGTGCGGTAGAGGAAAAAGAGGAAGGGGTGGAACTTATTTGAAAAGTCTTTGAGCAAACACGGCTAATTGGAAGCAGATAAGTTGAAGCCAAAGAATTTGAAAAGAAAAGTATTAGAATAAAAGGGGCTATCCCTAAATTAAAAGGCGGTAAGATACGAGAAGTAAATAAATTACGCATACTATTTACCCGCAGCTCTGTTTATTAGCTTTATTACAACCTTAATGGCAACAATGCCAAGAACCAACGCAATAGCGAAAGTAGCTGCTGTTGTCAAGTTAGCGTCTATTGTAGTGCTATCTATTGTAGTGATTTTACCCATTTTAATTACACTCCTGTGCCCACCTATTGACACCCAAGAAAAATTTATACATCATCTTACCGCCCCTTTAATTACTTTGATTACAGCACGAACTGCCAAAATCCCTGCCATAACACTCATTAGAAAAACACTCATTGCCGTATTATTAACCGCATTATTGAAATCCCTGTAAAAATCCGAACTATCACACTGAGAAGTCCCTATATACACCGTATCTATATAATCGGAAGCATTAAACAACTCGCAAGGGGACTGGTTCAAATAATATTTAACGCAATTTTTGCAGTCCGACAATGTATTATTGCAACAATAATCCACTATGCCATGAAAATCAACCCAATGCTTGCCACCAGTATCAAATTGGCAAAGAACATCGCACGTATAATCATCGCAAACAAAAGCCATTATTTCCTACTCCCTTTTTCCAGCCAGTCAATAAAAAGAAAAGAACAAAGCCAAAAAGCAAAACCGCAAGCGAGAAAAAAATAATCCCCAGCGGAACTATAAGCAGGAATACCGTCAATCATATAGACCTCTCAATGGCTACGAATACCCAAAACAAAACCAAAAAACCTGCAAAAGTGCCTAACATTTTTTCTCCTGCAATTCATTTACGATAATAGGTTTAACTTTATTAAAACGTTCCCAAACCTCATATTTACAAGCTTCGTCAAAGGGACAATAGCCTAACTTCATCTTAAAGCACCTTTCGCACATTCTGCCACTCATAGACTACCGCCCCCCCCCCTGTCAGACCCTCACAAACCAAACAGAGTACTGCAACAAATTTATCCTTTCAAGGAAAACAACACGTATTTTACGATATTTAGCCTCGCAAAAATCCCCGATATTTACCACGAACTTGGAAAACCTACAATGCATTATTTAGCCTCTTGCCAGCGGACAACAACTTGATTTTTATTATACGCTCTATGCTTTGTTTCGCTATACTTAGCAACAGAAATAACGTCAATAATAGGGCTATAAAATTTACCCTTTACAGGCTTGAAATACTTATTGCAAAGCACTTCAAACTCTTTCCTGTCGTCATTGTCTAAGTGAAATTTGGCAGTTTCCTGTGTTTTTCCGTCTGCACGTTGATAACTGCCTAACTCAACGCATTGTGCCAACTGTCTGTCCTGTGCCTGTGCCATATACTGTTTCTCCTGTGGTTAATGGTTATGTTTTTGGCAACATATACCACTAATCAGCGGAAAAACAGGCTAAGTTAACGATTTTTTAAACTTAGTAGGGGGAAACTTCCCCCTCCTAATAATTTTCTATCTTAAC